ATTGACAAAAATGAAAGCGTTTACACTTGCACACATCCTCAGTGGACACGAAGGTCGCACAATGACACGTTTGAGGAATCGCAACTATTTCACGGTCTTGACGGTAACGACTTCTGCTCATACGGCGCAAAAATGGAGGGGAAACAGGATGAGTGAAACATTACTGCCCTGTCCGTTTTGCGGGGGTAAAGCAAGGTGGATGTATCGAAAGCCTATCGGACGGATTATGTGTAAGAAATGCGGAGCATCTTCTGCGACATTATCGGATAAATACGAAGAAGCCGATTGCCAACAAGAAGCCATCGCCGCATGGAACAGCCGAGCCGACGCTGTGCCGGTGGTGCAGGGGAAGTGGAACACGATGGCTAAAGCGATACTTGAACTACTGGAAATGCCTGAGAATTGTTGGGATTGTCCATTACAGGCAATATCCACCGAAAAGAAGATAAGATATTGCACAGTTACGAGGTATGTAACAGAGTATTATGGAACTAAAAGGCGTGAGAATTGCACGTTGAAGCTGGTGGAGAGTAGTTAGAAATGGCAGTGCCGATGCACTTTTATCGCTCACCTTTCTTCTAGTGTATCGGCATTAAATATCTCTAAAAAGTAAAAGTTAATTACCCGTTTTTTGAAAGGGGGTAAAAGAGTGAGCAATAAGATTGTAGTTACAGATAATTACATAGAAATACGATGTGATAAAGGCGACACGGTAACGCTGCATAAGCTCACACAATTTTATCCAGTTCATTCTAACAGGTCAAAAACAATTCATAGATTATCAGTGCGTAATCTACCTGAAGTTTTGTGGATATTTAGAGGAATTGGAGAGCATAACATTGAAAAAGTGCCATATCAAATACAGCAGCACTTCTACAAAGAAATCAGGCGTAGAGAAAATACAAAAGAGCTTTTGAAAAATGGTCCTAGAAAGCCTTGTAAGGTATCTAATCGACTGACATTAAGAGTGCATCAACAATTAGGTAGAGAATTGGCGGAGTACCATGATAGGTTTGCATTCTATTATGATACACGAACAGGTAAGACACCACTTGCGCTAACGATTATTAATGACGATATACAAAAGAATCCAACACATAAATGGGTTGTAATTTGTCCATTAATATTAATCTACAATGCATGGATAGAAGACGCTGAAAAATTCTTCCCAAATCTAAAGATTGTTAATTGTCATGCAAAGACAGTCTCTAAGCGCGAAGAAGCATTTAAGCAAGAAGGCAATATTTATATTATAAATACTGAGTCTTTTATACGTTATCAAAAGTATGTAGAAGAATTAAATGCGCATGGGTGCTTTGTAGATGAAAGTTCAAGTCTGAAAAGTCCTAGAAGTAAAATAAGTAAAGCTGTAGTAGATTATGCGCAAACAGTAAAGAGGTTTTATCTACTATCTGGTACTCCAGCACCGAACGGTGAATGGGAGTATTATATGCAAATGAGAGCTATTGATTATTATGGCTGGCAACCAAGCTATACGCAATTCAAACTACGATACTTTGTAAATTTATCATATGAACCGCAATATGAAAAGTTGGCTTTAAGACCTGACAAGAAAGAAGAATTATATAATCGTATAAAAGAATATGCCTTATATGTAGATAAAGAAGATGTTTTAGATACACCTGGTAGAACATTCTATGAAGTAGAATGTCAAATGCCTCCTGAACTAATGAAGCATTACCGTAAATTAAAAAATGAATTATATTTAGAGATAGGCGATAATATACATATTACAGCGCCAAGCGCAGGAGCTAAACTCAATAAGTTGAACCAAGTAACTTCTGGATTTATAATAGATACACAAGCTATTCAAGAAAATAAATTTTATGGTACAAATAAGCCTGAAAGTTATTTGCTAAGTGATTATAGATTTAAAAAGTTATTGGAGCTACTAAACCAAAAAGAGCTGAAAGATGAACAGGTTCTAATATGGGCTAACTATCGCAAAGAGTTTGAACTTATTAAGGAAATGCTAGGTGATAAATGCGCGTGTGTATATGGCGCGACGTCACTAGAAGAGAAAAATAAAGCTATTAAAGACTTTAAGCAAGGTAAGATACAATATCTAGTAGCTAATCCAGCATCAGCAGATAAAGGTCTCACCTTAACTAATTGTCATATATGTATTTACTTTAGTTTAAATTGGTCTTATGAACTATTTAAGCAATCATATGACAGAATTTATGCAGATAAATCTATACAACCTCACCATTGCTACTATTACGTTATAATAGCTAAACATACCATAGATGATATATTGTATAACGAAGTACTTCAAGGGAAAAGTACAGCAAGTTACGCAGTACTTAATCACCTTAAAGCAGGAGGTTAATTTAGTGTATAAAGAGCCATCAGATAGAATGTATAGTAATGAATCTACTTTGCTATCTAATGTTATGAAATGGCTTGCGCCACAGCAGCGCGACGGCATAAAAGCGCTTCGTATTTGCGATAGATACCATAAAGGATATTCTGATATATTTATTTGTGCTAAGGGGAGATTTGTAGTAGCTGAGCTAAAGGATGATAAAGGCGCTGCAACACTGCATCAAAAGCTGTTTATCAAAGAAATGCAAAATGCTGGTGCTATAGGAGGTATATGTAGAACAGTAAAAGATGTAGCTAATTTAATAAATGAAGCATTATATTGTAAATGCAACATAGAGCATGATGCGGCACATAAGTATTGTCCTATATGTGGAAAATTAATTCTGTAGTTTTAAGGAGGTATCATAGCCTATGGATATGAATAGTATCATTAGAGATAACTTAGGTTTAGTCTACAAGCAGATTGCTAGGCTTAAATTATTTGACGACCCTGAAGCAGAAAGCATAGGCTATGAAGCTCTTTGGACTGCTGCTAAAACATTCGATGAATCTAAAGGGTATAAATTTTCCACATATGCTACGTGCTGCATCTACAATGCGCTAGGTTCTTATATTAGAACCTTGAATAGAAAGAGTCGTATAGAAACTATATCATACGATAATATTGTGTATACAGATATGAATGGAATTCAGCATAATTTTTTAGAGGTACTCGAAGATCCTAATAATGTCGAAGATTACTTGTTAAATAAAGAATTATATGCCATATTATGTCGTACAATTAGAAGCGTTTATAAAAACCTACAAAACCCAAAGCATAAAGCAATTGTTAAAGAATGGCTACAGCATCGCTGTAATATTACAACTAAAGAAATTGCGCAGCGCGTTGGAGTGTCGCAGCCATATACTAGCTTTGTACTTCGAACAGTTAAACATCAGATAAAAACTAGAATGGAGGGATATATGTATGATTAACGCCGCCAAAGTTATCAATTTAATTCAGCGTACTTCTGGGTATAACGACAAAAAGTATTTATTAAAGAAGAATGAAAATGTTGAAGGCTTAAAAGATATTTTACGCTTTATTTATGACCCATATAATAAAACTGGAATATCTAAAGCAAAGCTACAAAAAGCACTCGATACGGGAATCGAGGCTAATGAATTTATATCTTATAAAGATATAATGCAATATTTAAAAATGCATAATACAGGTAGCACTGAAGACTTGATTATGGCAGCGCGTTTTATAGATAGTGTAAAGAAAACATACGCAGATTATCCCTTTACCGTGGAAGTTGCGAAGGCTATTGTAACACAGGATTTACAAATAGGTATAACAGCAAAAACACTGAATACAGTTTATGGCAACAGTTTTATACCTACAATTGGATGTATGCTAGGTACTAAAATAGAACAAGTACCAGAGCATAAAATAAATTGGCCATGCATAGTCACTGAGAAACTCGATGGAATTCGCTGCATACTAATTAAAGAAAAAGGAAAGTGTAGATTTTTTAGCCGTAGCGGTCATGAAGATACAGGCTTAGTAGATATTTTAAAAGAAGCTGAATATTTACCTGATAATAGAGTTTATGACGGAGAGCTACTTGCTGAGGGTACTTTTGTTAATTCTGTGGCACAGCGGCAAGCTACAAATTCATTGGCTAGCAAAAAGGGTGAAAAGCATGGTCTAATATTTAATGTCTTCGACATGTTACCAGTAGAAGAGTTTTATGCAGGTAAGTCAGAAGATAGCGCTTTTGTTCGTAAGATGATGCTAGGTGCTACTTTTATGGATAATAGTATATCATTGCTAAATGATGATCAATGGCCGAAATATATAGCTATGTTTGGCATGCATAGGCAACTTAGATATATTAAAGCAGTACCTATTTTAGGCTTAGTCAAATGCTTGGCCGACGTTGAGCCAATAGTCGCTAATATTTGGACGCGCGGTGGCGAAGGAGTTATGCTTAATGTAGCAGATGCACCCTATGAGGTAAAACGTACAAAGCATCTATTAAAAATAAAGCATACAGAAGAGTATACGTTGAAAGTAATAGATATGATAGAGGGTACAGGCAAGTATGAAGGAATGCTTGGAGCATTAGTAGTAGATTATAATGGACAGAAATTAGGAATAGGTTCAGGCTTTACAGATGACCAACGATTAGTCATATGGCAAAACCCAGATAAGTATCTAGGCCAATATGTAGAAATAGATACATTTGGAGAATCTACTAATAAGCAAGGTACTAAATCACTTAACTGTCCTATATTCAAACGTTTTGTAGGAGAGGTGGAATAGCAATGATGATTATAAGTGGAATATTACAAGTACGCCGACGCGCTTTGGTAAAACTTAACTGCTATACCGCTTCGAAGCTCAATTTACCAGAAGGAGAGATAAGATGTTACGTACTTGGAATATTTCAACTAACTGCTGATAGAGAGCATTACCCCGTAGTTCTTTGTGAGTTAGACGATGGTAGAGTTACCTATGCGGATCCAGAAGATATTACCTTTATAGATAGAGGTGATTTTTAATGATATCCATATCTATCGATGGAGCGTGTCGTCGAAACGGTAAGCCAAATTGTATATCTACTAGCGGTATATTCATACTACATTTCAACGACGATGACTCTATTGAAAAAACTCATTGTAATGTATTTATGGAAAATAAATCTACTAATCAACGAGGGGAATTACTTGCATTGCTTTCCGCTATAGAATACGCCTTTATTGTAGATAAGTCCGTTCAGTTAATAACAGATTCTGAATATTTGTTTAATGCTTTGACAAAAGAGTGGTACAAAAATTGGATGAATAAAGGCTGGGTTACTGCTAGGGGTACTGCTGTTAAGAATAGAGATATATGGGAAAGTATAGTAGAGGCGCTAAAGCAATGTGAAGAAAATAATATTGAAATAATTCCGTATTATATTAAAGGCCATTTAGCTTCATTTAGTAAAGCTGCAGCGCTTAAGCTACTTAGGCAAGATAGTACAGGCTATAAACTTTATAAAGCGGTTAAAGAAAAAATCGAGGCAAAAGAATTCAAGCCTGAAACTATTGAAATGGTTAATGATTTGTCATTAAAGAACAATGGTTTTGTTCTTATAGATAAATTATTTAGACACTTTGTTACACTTAATGTAATGGCGGATACATTAGCATCTCTTGGAGCAGACTTCTTAGACCCTTACAAGGGGTAAATTTCGCCGTAAAATGCAGTATGTACTTTTTCATAATTTTATAATATAATATAATAAAGAAAAATTTTGTGTAAGGGGGATTTATTCATGTCTAATGAAAACATTTCAAACAAAGAAGCTTTAGTAGTACAGGAGCCACATGAGGTAACTACACAGGAGTCATTACCATTAGGGTTTGAAAATGAAGATGCACGGGATATGATTATTCCACGCATTAAGGTTATCCAGTCTTTAAGTCCAGAACGCAAGGATAAGATTGCTGAAGAAGGCGATATTATTAACTCTTTGACTAAAGAAAAGTTGAACGGTAAGACATTTATTCCAGTATTCAAATTCAATAACAATGTCATGTGGAAAGATAGGTCTGAAGGCGGCGGTATCTTATGCATATCCCGCGATGGTAAAGTAGGTATACAATCTGATGGTACAACTCTAATGTGTTCCGCTTGTAAGCGTTGTGAATTTGATAATTCTAAGCAGGGTAGAGAGGCAATTCCTACTTGTACAAAGTATATTAACTTCTTTGGATTCTTTGCTGGTGAGAGAATGCCTATAATTCTAAGCTTCGCCAAGACTAGCTACAATGAAGGCCGTAAGCTTTATAGCTTAGCTAAAGTTACAATGCAGAATATGTGGAATTATGGCTACGCATTAGAAAGTAAGCTAAAAGCTAAAGCAGGTAATGAATGGTATATCTGCACTGTAACACCTACTGGACCTACCTCAGAAGAAGATAGGGAATTTGGTATGGCACTTTACAAAATGTATCGTAACTCCATACAGAATGTTGACTATGACTTAGATGATAATGGTTCATTCGATGATTTAGCACCTAACACAGAAGAGGTCGAATTTTAAGAGTGTCTTTGATAGGGTGCGTTAACGCACCCTAGACCTTTTCTTTTTGTGAGGGAGGCGGTTGCTATTAGATGGAGTGAATATACTAACAAAATACTGAACGAAATAGATAATGAAGCATTTTATTTGAGTATTCTAAATAATGTTCAACGCAGAGGAGCAGAATGTAAAGCCGAGTGTCCCTTCAAATATTTACATGAAGGTGGCACAGATAATAATCCATCTCTTACCGTTAATTTAGTAAAAGGTGTATATTATTGTAATACATGCCACTCTAAAGGTAATGTTCACACGATGCTTAAAGAATTATTAAAAGTTACTAGTGAAGAAGCTTGGTTTAGATTAGGAGATAGCTTAGGCATTCCTAGACCTGATGGTTCAAGACCAGCTAGACCTGAAATAGAACCCGGCTTAGCAGAACATTACCATAGAGAATTAATGAAACTCACCGGACCTATTAGAGAAGTATTGCGTAAACGAAGAGGCCTAACCGATGAGACTCTTAAGCGCTTTAAGTTAGGATGGGATGGCGAACGTATTACAATTCCTGTATATGATGAATACAATACACTAGTTAATTTTAGACGATATAAGTGGAACTCGAATGAAGATCAACGTAAAGTACTTAACTATGTAGATGAATATGGCAATTCTTATGGTGAAGTTCGCATCTTTAATATAGAGCGAGTTATAGATGAAACAATAGACTATATAATATGGTGCGAAGGCGAAATGGACTGCATTATTGCAGAGCAATACGGCTTCCCCGCCGCATGTCCTACTAGTGGAGCTGGTACTTGGAAGCCAGAGTGGACTAAACTCTTTAGGAATAAGAAGCGCGTTTATATTGTACAAGATAACGATGAAGCTGGAAGAAATGCAACTCAGCGCTTATGTGAGAAATTGTATAGAGTAGTAGATGTCTATGTAGTGCATTGGCCAGATGATTTTCCAGTTAAAGGTGACATTACGGATTTTTTCACTACTTGTGGACAGACAGCTGAGGATTTCCAAGCACTTCTTGACAATGCGTCTCTCTATGTAGATGCTTCACTTGTAGAACCTAGAGTTGCCGATGAGAGTGAAGCTACCGAAGTGCACCTATCAGAAAGTTCTGCCGCTAATCTACAAGGCAAACGTATCAGAGTACCGGTTATGGTTAGCGGTAAGGATAATACACCTTATCTTTGTCCTAAAGTAATTAAAGCATATTGTGGTGATGTGGCCGATTCAGAGACTAGGAAGTGCACTAACTGTGCTCTAGCTCTACATGCAGGAGAAATGCAACGTACGTTATCTGCGGTAGATAAAGAAGTTATGAAACTTATTAAATGCACGGACAAACAGCAACGCGCAGTAATTTTTGATATATTAGGAATTAATCCACGCTGCGACAAGTGCCAAATAACAATACTAGAATATATGAATATAGAAGAATTAAGATTAATACCAAAAGCAGAGGCAAACTTTGGCTTTGCTAAAGAACATGAGTATGTAGTAAGAACTGGATATTATATTGGAAATAACCTGAAAACTAATAAGCGATATACTATGGTAGGTTATATGTACCCGGACCCACAAACGCAGTATGCAACATATATCTTTGATAAAGCATATCCAGAAAAAGATTTAATAAGCGAATTTGAATTAAATGAAGAAATAATCAATTACTTGAAGTTATTCCAAGTTAAACCTAATCAAACTATATTAGATAAATTTAACGAAATACACAAAGACTTAGAACGCAATGTAACTTTTATTTGGGAGCGCCGTGACGTAGCATTTGCTGTAGACCTTATATATCATACGGTACTAAATTTTTATTTTCAAGGCCAATATGTAAAGCGTGGTTGGGGTGAACTACTAATTATTGGTGATTCCGGACAAGCAAAAACTACTTTAGTAGAGCGACTGATGCGCCATTATAGATTAGGAGAGCTGCATTCTGGTGAGTCATCAAGAAGAACTGGTTTAGTGTATAATATACAGCAAAATAATAAACGTTGGTTTTTAGTATGGGGTGCTTTCCCATTAAATGATGGAGGGTTGATTGCAATTGATGAGTTATCAGGACTCAGCGAAGAAGACTTATCAGTTATGTCTGACGTACGCTCTAGCGGAATTGCCAAAGCAACTGGAGTCATCACCGCAGAAACTACAAGCAGAACTAGAGCAATTTATATTTCCAATCCCAGAAATGGCCGACCACTTAACTCAGAGACTTACGGAGTTACTGCTGTACTTAAACTCATGGGAAAAGCAGAAGACGTTAGAAGATTGGACTTGGCTATATCAGTTGCTTCAGGAGACGTTGACCCAGCTTTGGTTAACAAACCGCTTAAAGATTTACCGGAAGTACCACATATCTACACGTCTGATGCATGCAATGCACGGGTACTATGGGCTTGGAGTAGACGACCAGAACATATCGAAATCACAGATGAAGCGACGCAACGCATCCTTGAAAAAGCGACAGAAATGGGTGCATACTATACGCCAAAAGTGCCTTTAGTTGAAGCAGCTGACCAAAGATTAAAGATTGCACGCCTAGCGGTTGCGGCTGCATGCTGTGTAGTATCTACTGACGATAATTTTGAGAAGGTTATAGTTAAGCCAGAGCATGTAGATTTTGTAGTTAATTTTATGAATAAAATCTACAAGGCTAAAAGTTTTGGATATGATAAATTAAGTGAACAAGAAAAGCTTGTTTCAGATGCTTCTGATGATAATATCGCTAAACTACGCGAAGAATTTTTGACCTTACCGTTACCAGATGCTAATGAAATGGCTAAGATAATTTATCAGCTACCTTATTTTAGTCGAGCAACACTTGAGGACTATACTGGCTTAGCTAAGGATGACTTAAAACTACTGCTTAAATTCTTAACTACACAGCACTTAGTTGAAAAAAGTAAAGGTGATTATCGTAGATTGCCATTAGGCACAAAATTATTTGAAAATTTAACTACTCACAAAATTACACGCGAAGAGATAGAGATAGCGCGTAAAAACTTTTATTCACCAGCAGAATATTAATGTAAAGGGGTGTTATTATGGATATTTTAAAATATCTAACTAATTGCAAAGTGTATAGCACTGTTACACAAGCAGAAAATGAAGAAGAATGGCTACATGATAGGTCTCACGGAATAGGTGGCTCCGATATAGGAGCTATCTGCGGTGTTAGTCCGTTCGCTTCAGCGCGTCAAATTTATCTAAAGAAGACAGGTCAATATGATGAAAGTTTAGAAGTGAGTGAAGCAGCTCAAGAGCGCATGTATTTCGGTCATTTACTTGAGCCTATTGTAGCAGAGGAATATGCACGTAGGACTGGTAACAAGTTAATTACACTTAAAGCAATACTTCAACACAAAGACTACGAATGGGCTTTAGCAAATATTGATAGGCTAATTGTAGATGACGAGGGTAAACCCATTGGAGTATTAGAGTGTAAAACATCTAGTGAGTATAATAATGAAGAATGGGAAAATGGTGAAATTCTCACTTCATATATCTACCAGCTCAATTGGTATTTGTGGATATTAGGCCTTGATAGAGGTGCTATTGCATGCTTAGTAGGAGGCAATAAATTTTATCATTATGATGTATTTAGAAATGATGAGCTATTGAATAACATTATAATTCCAAAGGCTAAAGATTTTTGGTTTAATAATGTATTAGCTTTAAAAGAACCAGAATTACAATCTAATGATACAAATTTTGTAAATAGTAAATACGCTGAGGTTAAGAAAAATTCAGAGATAATCTTAGATGATGATATAGCAAATGAGTTAGCTAAAACGGTAGTAGAATGTAAAGCTAAAGTCAAAGAGCTAGAGGCAATTATAGAAGAAGCGCAGAATAAATTAAAGGAAAGGTTAAAAGATAACGAAATTGGGTATACTAAAGATTTTACAATTAAGTGGTCGCCTAGGGTATCTACTAGAATTGATACTAATAAATTAAAGAAGGAATTTCCTGAAATATATGAAAAAGTAAAGACAAAAATTGAATATAGAGCTATGACTATTAAGGGGGTTATTCTATGAATGAGTTGGAATATATGTTTAAAATGCAGAAAGCTTTTCAAGATAAAGTTGACCAAAGGTATAAGAGTGCAGATTTAAAAGAGCGAGCAGCATTTTTACGTGACCATTTTATATTCTGTAATCAAGAAATGCAAGAAATGCTGTATGAGATACCTTTCTTTAAGCACTGGAAAGATTACAGCAAAATGACTGATAAAGAAATTGAAGAGGCATATGACAAAGCAAAGGAAGAGATAATAGATGCCTGGCATTTTTTCATTAATATAATGTTAGGCTTAGGTATGACTGCAGAAGAGTTATTTACAAGATATTTAGAAAAACATAAAGAAAATATTAGACGGCAAGATGAAGGGTATGACCATACTATGAGACATATTTAAGGGGGGTTTATTTTGGGTAACGTTGTTAGATTGCCAGATATATGTACAGTTAGATTAGAGGATGAATTAATACAATCAGATGATTTTGTAGCTATTCTAGCAAAAGAGGATGGAGATGTTACAATCTACTATAACACAGATGCTTTAACACTTGGCATAGCCTTTAAGCTAGCTTTACATGAGTTTATTACATGCCTTAATAAATGCTCCAAAGAAGAGCGAGAACTAATATTAGATACATTAGATTTACAATTCTTATTAAACGGCTTGGAGGGTTTACAATGAATAATATTAAAGTAAAATTACTTAATCCAAGCGCAGCTAAAGAGGCAGAAAAAATGATGGTGGCCATGGCTAGATTAACTCAACGTGGCCATCTAATTCAAGATTTATCTGATGTAGAAGCGCTATTACAAAAGGATTATACTACTGAGTTAGTAGAGGCAATGAGCTCATTGCCTCACCCAACAATTCAAAAATTTGGATTATTGAATGTCATAGTAGTAGGCGCTTCTAGACGATTCTTAGCACAAATTACGCGACATCAAAATGAAGTAAAATTTATGTCAGGTTCACTTCAATATTCTGACTATTCTAACACGGCACAATTTGTAGTTCCCTA